GGACCATCCAGGCAGGTGTAGGCTAGTACCCTCACCTGACCTGTCGCGATGTTTGGCTTTGTGAGGCTTGTGGGAGGATCCCTTGGCCCATGCATTGCTGCTGTCATCGTGAAAAATGTTGTATGCTCGCACCTGGCGTGGAGGAAACGGCATTTGACGGATGCTAAGGAGGATTTGAAGGTCCTCAACTCCCATGCCTTATTACAAGTCCCCTTTCCTTCAAGCTTCGAGCCCACGTCTGTGACGAGCAGAGGTGAGGTTGGAGTCAAGAGGAGTCCTATTCAAGCTGTTCGCAGCAAGAACCATAAAACTTTCATTGCTCAATGGGCAAGAGCGGCTAAGGCTCGGTTCTCGTTTGCACGACAGTGTGAGCGGAGCCCTGTAAATGTCGCGGCCCTTCATCGGTGGTTTGCATCGGAGTTTAAGAAAATTGGCATGAACTTGCTCCAGGTTTCGTACGTGATCGATGAGGTTGTTGAACTTAGTTTGGAACCAACGTATGAGCGTATGGTGTCCGAAACTAAGAAGCAATTCCGTCATCGGGCACGTATGGAATACTACAACGAGAAAAAATGCCTTGAAAAGATCCACTAGGAACGCATGGTCAGTGTCCAGGGGTATAATTCGCAGCCGAAATTCCACCCCCCTGGTGTGCGCATCAGTGATCATGCTACTAGCAGTGGAAGAGAGAAAAATCGCCATGTGCTCGTCGACACAGGCGTCCCCGGTGTGGGTTTGTGTTATACCCACAATAATTCAGCAGACAATCTTCTTCGTGGTCTGGGTGAGCGGCTCCTGATGGTTCCCACTGGTGATACATTCAGTCAGCCCCCTAGACCATGTGCAGACGCCTTCCGTTGCCTGGAAGAGTATAGGAGGAAGGTCGTGTCCAAATGCCCCAAGCAGACTGGGCCTCTAGAGAGGGATGAATTCGTCTCTCTGTATGATGGTCCGAAACGCAAGAGGTATGAAGCTGCGGCCAGGAACCTTGCTGATCGCGAGCTGCAAAAAGCAGATTGGGATATCAACGTTTTCATCAAGGATGAAACCGTCTGCTCTTGGAGCAAAGTGGACCCTGCCCCCCGCTTGATATCCCCTAGGTCTCCTGAGTACTGTTTGGAACTTGGTTGTTATATCAAGCCCGTTGAAAAATTGTTATATAAAGCTGTGGCGCGGGTATGGGGTGAGGTCACCATAGCGAAAGGGCTGAACTTCAACCAGCGTGGGGAGCTAATCCAACAGAAATGGGAATCGTTTACGGAGCCAGTAGCTGTTGGGTTGGATGCTTCACGCTTTGATCAACATGTCTCCACCGACGCTCTTGAGTTTGAGCATGGGTTTTATACCCAGCTGTATCCCCGAAGCAAAAAGCTCCCCTTTCTATTGAGTAAGCAGTTGCTCAACGAGGGTCGAGCTTATGTTGATGACAAGAAGATTGAGTACAGTGTTCGTGGTTCCCGCATGTCCGGGGATATGAACACTGCACTTGGTAATTGTCTCATCATGACGTCTTTGGTGTGGGGATATCTCAAGGAGCGGTCTGTTGTGGGTAAGTTGATCAACGATGGTGACGACTGTGTCGTTATCATGGAGAAGGCAGATCTGTTTCGTTTCATGGATGGCCTTACAGAGTGGTTCACGCAGCGAGGCTTTACCATGAAGGTGGAAAGTCCTGTGTATACTCTGGAGGAGATTGAGTTCTGTCAGTGTCACCCCGTTTTCAACGGAGAGAGCTACACCATGTGCCGCAATGTTTTTAAAGCATTGTTCACTGATGTGGCTCATGTTGGTAGGACATGGCGGGAAGTTGTGGGCATTCGTGAGAGTATTTCTGTTGCTGGCGCTGTTTGGGCCAAGGGGATTCCAGTGTTGAGTGCCTTTTACCGGTCGCTCTCCACTGGAGCCCCTCAAGTGGTCCCTCGGCATTCAGGTACATGGTGGAATGCGCAAGGCTGTAACACTGGGACCGTTGAGATCACTCCGGCATCCCGGGAGTCCTTTGCTAAGGCATTTCACCTTGATCCGGCTGAGCAAGCAGCCATTGAACAGATGTACGACACCCTCCCGCAACTCCCTTTCTCTGACCCCAATCGTATGTTGACATACAATCCGACCATTCCTGCTGACCAGTATCCAATCCTAATAAGCGAACCTTTACAAGTCCTACTTTTCAATGGCCCGTAAGAAGCAAATGACCAAGCCGCGGGCTCGCCGCTCTCGCAAGCAGGGTAAGAAGTCATCCGCTGTTCCCGTTCCCAAGCGTATGTTGGAGCTTGCTGAGCTCCTGCACAACCCTTGTGATGCGGACATTCCGCGGGGCATCTACCCCGGCGAAGTTGGCGCAGTGGAGCGTTTTATTTGGGAACAAGCATTTGTTGGTGTCAACAATACCGCCTGTTTCTATGCTTTCCACCCCAACACTGGAGCTATCATTTACAGTAATCAGACCACGAGTAGTGGAGCCTTGGCTATGACTACTACCGCGTCTTTTGCACCTGGGCAGACATTTTTGTCTGCAAATGCAGCAAAGGTGAGGGGTCTTGCGGCTTGCATTCAGGTTGCTTGTTCATCACTCTCCGTCACCGCTATTACCGGTGAGATTTCCCTGGGCGTGTTGACCGCTGATGTTGTTACCAACAATTTGTTGACCACGACAACAGATCAGTGGTTTAACATGCTTCAAGCGAGGGGGCCAATTTCCCGCGACATTAAGGAAGTTAAGTGGTATCCCGGACTTCGAGATAATTCCTTCACTACCTACAATGGTTCTCTCAACAGTCTTGCGACACTACAGGCAACTGGGTCTGATCTTAGTGACACCCATGTGGTCTGTATTGCTATCCGCAATGTTCCTGTTGGGACAACCATTAACGTTCGCACCACTTATGTTGCTGAATGGAGCCCGAAATTGACCGTGGGCATCACTCCGAGTACAGCTGTTTCCCCTGGAACTAATCATTTGGCTGCAGCGAACATACTCCATAAGTCCAAGCCCAATTGGTTCCACAATGCGGGTTCTGGCCTTGGTAATGCTGCTTCCGGGTTTGCTACTGCATTTATGCAGTCTGTAGGCCAGAATGCAGCGGACCAAACTATGAAGTATATCACCAGTGCAGGAGCCAATGCTGGGAATAATATGGCACGGCGTGGAACCGTCTATGCCATTGAAGAGCTTGCTGAGGAGTTGGGTCCTCGTTTGTTAACTCTGTAATGTGTTTGTTTAGTAGACAGTACCTAATTAGCACTGACTCTGGAGTTCGGGCTGATTCCAGAAGAAATAAAGTTAGACCGGAGGTAGGTGGAGTGCAGGTCGTGGGTGCAGAGATCACAACGGCAGAAACCGGGGTTCTACGGCATGGTGTGCAGGGTCGGCCACCACCCGTTAACAAGGAACACCGCGAGAATGAGTTGTGTGATCTGGCGATCGTCCGTGCATGACGGCCAGCGATGGCATGCTAGTCTCAAAATCCTTCGGGTGGGGGAGACGGCAACAAGCGTACG